ACTACCAAATCTTCATCATTGTATTCATATTGAAAATAATAACCTTCCATGTGAAGGTCACTTAAGAATCTAATTTTCATTTCGTTTTACTTCCTTCACAGCAATTACTTTAGAAGAGACTGCACTAATGCTATTAATTTATAGAACCATTATATCACATAATTGAATTAAAGTACAGTACTATTTTTTAGATTTACAGTCACAACAACGACCCTGATTACAATCACCTGAACAATTAGTATCGCTTTGATCTGAGAGGATATTAAACCAATTAAGTGGATTTAATCCGTACCAAAACCCATTCCAAAATCTTTTCATTTTAGTTTCTCCATTGAAACATCTTTACCTGCTCGTTTATATTTGTTATATGCTTTAAGTGCATCAATTTCTTTTGCGTAGTATTTGTTCCATTCCCAATGTCCTAGGATTGTATAGACAACAGTAACCTTCCAATTGCGTTCTTTCTTGCTACGCTTTTTACCTAGCTTTTGCTTGTCTAATGGGTCAATCATCACAAGTACTCACAAGTAACTTTTGTTCTTTGTGCTTGAAGAGTGCGTAGTTTTTGGTATTCAATATAGCCAATAGCATCTTGCTTAGTTTTATATTCGTGTGGACTACCAGAATAATGGTCATAGTCAGTAAACCAGTAGGGTATCCAGTTGTGCTTATATTTAACTTGCCAAACATGGGTGCCTTCACCATCAACGTACTCACATATTTTATATTTCATCATGTTTCCAATCTTGCGTTATGAATTAGAGCATATAACAACCATATAACAACTTGTGCATACATGAAACTAATAGCATAAGATAAAATATGGATAAGTGTTTCGTATTCTGGCTTTGGCGAGGTAATCCCCAACCAATGAGGTAAGGCTATGATTAAAAACATAGGGGTAAGAAAGCTAATTGTGCTTCTAATCGGTTGGTACGCTATTCGTTTACTCATCATCATTTGTTCTTCTCCTACTTAAAATACGCAATCAAAGAACCTATGAGAAAACATATCGAACCAGCCATATAAAATAATAATTCTATTTTCATCCGTTCTTCTCCCGTAATTTTGCTTCAATGGCACGAGCAAATGCAAAATCCTCACCAAGTGCAACAGAATGTTCTTTGTTAGTCATAACCATCTTCTCCATCTGCACCAGCTAAACCTATCACCAGTAGAAGAGCTAGGAATAAAAAGAATCCCCACCCACCAAATAGATACGCCATTACACCCCATGTTAGAAGCAGTGCGATAGTCATAATTATTCTTTTAGTCATCTCAGTTCTCCGTTTCTAATGGGACATCAGTCCACTTTGTATAATAAAACTCAACACCATTATCTCTCTGTTCGCGAAATTGTAATACTTTAACCTTTGGGCCAAATCCTACCCCCAAAACAATTTCAGCATATCTTTCTACAAATCTAAGTTCCATTATTTCTTTATCTCCTCAATTGTTTTAACGACTACAACTAATAAACCTGCAGTGAGCAATAACGCCCACAACCAATACATTGGTAGTAAAACTAACCACCAAGACCAATCAATGTATCCCGTTAGTTTAAGACCTACAAATAATACAGTTAACAATCCAAAAAATTTCATATTATCCTCTCCTCATTTTACTAATATCAATTGCTTCTTCTTGACTAAATACAGGAATGGCATTACTCTTATGTAATTGACCAATACCTATCATTGCATCTCCGGTATATACCATTGAAGATGCCTTAGAAGTATTCCCTAACCCACTATCCAAACTTGGTATATGACTAGTGTCACAACCATCACGTAGAATACGAACAGGACGAACTCCCGTGCTAACACTTTTACTTTGCGGCTTAACTTCATATTTTTTTAGGATCTCTTCCCACGAAAGAGCCAATGCCCTTTGATAGGCATTTGGTTTTCGTTTCTTTTTCTTTGGTAAATGTGGATGTATTATCATTCAAAGATATCTTCATCTTGGATTTGTACTCTAATGAAATCAGATAACTTTTCAGCTAACATTTCATCTGCAAACATAAGTTCACGGGATAATAACACTAAGTCTTCATTTGACAAAGTGAATAATTCCTTAACAATATTTGCTCTTGTTTTTTGGGATTTAGCAAGATTTTCTGATAGAAATTCTTGAATTGCTTGTTGTTTGGCAGATTCATAATAACCTGCAGCGAATTGTTCATAGTCCATAATGTATTTCCTTCTCAATTAATCATTTAATAGAACCATTATATCATAATTGAGAATTAAAGTACACAGTTATTCGTCGGAATTTGCAAAATATTCTTTTATAAATTTAGTTACTTGTTGTTCACGGAGAAATACATATTCTTTAAACTCATCTCCTGATACAATAATAACAAAGCCATTTTCAACCTTTTTAATCTCTAACGTATCCATATTATTCCTTTGATTTTGATGCATATACAACACAAATGGTATCATCTGATTTGGCATAAGCACAACGTACAGCAATAGGACTAATGCCTCTTGCGGTTGATGTTTCTAAACTAGATTTAAGTGCATCTAAACGAGATCTTTCCAATAATGCATAACTACAAAAAGTAGCAGCAATAACTAAACATACTGCAATATATAACCCTATCAATTCAATTTTCATATTTACTCCTTCATAAAAAATGGTGCGCCGAGAGGGATTCGAACCCCCAACCTTAAAGGTAGAAGCTTTGTGCTCTATCCAATTGAGCTATCAACGCATTAATAAAACCATTATATCATATAACACAATTAAAGTACAGTATTATTAATATAATTCTTTAATCTCATCACATATACCATACTCTTTAGCTTCCTTTGCGGATAACCAAATATCATGGGGTGGTAAGAGTAATTCTTTAATCTTTGCTTCATTCAAACTAGTGGTTTTTTTATAGTGACTAATAAGACGACTTGATATCAAATCAAATTCTTTTGCTGCTGCAAGTAATTCATGATGTTTACCAAAAGATCCCCAAGAATATTGATGTGATAGAATTGCAGTATTAGGTGTTAATATTCTTTTACCCTTAACCCCTGCTAAAAAGATTAATAAACCTGCAGAAGCAATTTCACCAATACCGATTGTATTAACAGGAATTTTGCTTCCTTTCATTACATCAACTAAAGCAAAACCTGCATTTAGATCTCCACCTGGTGAACATATTAATAAATTTAAAGCTTCAGGTTTTTCTTCGGCAAAATTTGACTCAATAATCCATTCAATAACTTGTTTACAAGACTGGTGTGAAATGTCTTCCATCAGTAACAGAAACGAACTCTGTTGTGGATTTGAATTTCCACCAAGCACTAGGTTGAGTTTGTTCATCATAATTATTGTTCTCTTTTCTTGATTTATAAAATATATGTGCACCTATTTTGGTTGTCTTTTTAAGATTATCCCAACCTGGTTGCACATAATCAGCATGATAGAATGTTGCACCTTTTGTTATGTCAGTCACCTTTTCATGATTTAAATACACATATAACGCAACATCTCTTGATCGTATATACATACTTCTATCCATTACTTTAGATTTGTTTTCACACCACCATGAAAATTGACAAACATTTCCATGTTTTTCTTTTATTACATTACAAACTGAATTAGAATAGTTTCCCGATTTAACTCTATTCATTGTTACGAAAGCAACAGCAATCTTACCATCATCACTTTGATTACCTGCTTCATAATATATATTCTTTGCTAAACAATCTATTTGTTTCTTAGCTGAAGGTATCATATCTGAATATGAAACCCTATTTGGTACTTTAGGACTAAAATGAGATGTAAGTCCAACCATAATTACAATTAATGCTGTACATAATCCTATACTGATTGTGCGCATATTGTCTCCTATCTTATTTGTAACAAACCAATTAAAACCAATAACCAATTGAATACCACTTTGAATTAAAAGAAAACGGTTTTAAGGATCCGTCAACCTTATATTATTTCTTCACAAATTTCTTACGAGTGGGTTTTTTAAGAAGAGGTATTTCTTTCTTAACCACCTGTTTTTTAACTTCTTGTTTTTTGTTTACTTGGATGGATTTAATAGGTTTTTGAGCTGCAACTCCACTTAAAGCAAACATTAATAATACAATAGATAAAATATATTTCATATTATCTCCTTAAAACTTATATGTTAAACCACCTTGAAGTGATGTATATTCACTATCACCTGTAGTTTTACCAACAGAAGCACCAATAATAGTATTATATGCTAATTTATAATCAACACCTACCTTATATGTATTTGTACGATCTACAATTGCACTATCAAATGCATCACGATATCGATATGATACTTTAACTTTAGTTGTATCAGTTACATCATATGCCACACTAGGTTCCACTAAATAATATGAATAGTTATCACCACTAGTATATTTCTCACCAATTGCACCACGAACACCTACTGTAACAAATGGAATTTTCTCCTCATATGCCACACCACCTTCAAAGCGGTTAGAGATTTTCTTTGTGTTTTCTTCCACACGAAACTCTTGTTTAACATCGATTTTAACTCCAGGTTGGATTTCACGTCCTACTTGAAGATTAACTCCGGTTTTATCATTAGGAGAGCTTTGATAACTATAATTAACCGCTTCCATTTTAATAAAATTTAATTGACTTTCCGCTTGAGCCGTAACTGCAGATAAAGCTAATAATACTGCTAATGTTAATTTATTCATTTGTTTCCTTTGGTTATTAATAAAATTATAATATAATTTAGTCTTCAAATACTCCGGAGATATCATCCTGTGATAATATGAATACAGGATTGTTTTCAATGATTGTTTGTTTAACTTTATTCCAATCAATTAAAAGAGTATCTCCAATTTTTACTAGATCGACTTCAGGTCCAATTGCAATTACTTTTGCTTTATCAACACCTTGACTTCGAGTTGATTCAATGATAATCCCTGAATCAGTTTCTAGTTTATTCTTTAAACGTACAACTGCAATATTCTTCTTTAATGGTAATAATTTCATACGTTTCCTCACTTAAAATACTATTATATATCAAATGTCAATTAAAGTACAATTTATTACGGTTTTACCACGATTGGTGGTAATGTCATTTCTATTGTACCATTACTTAAATAACGTTTCTTCTCATTAAAGAAATTAGATTGTAAGAATGAAGCTCTACCACCTTCTTTCCACCATGTATTAACCATTTGAATAACATGTAATGTTGGGGGTTTAGGAGCTCCTTCAGAAGTAGACATTATAGATGTTGGTACTTCAGATATATCAGGAGATTCCCAACATCCTTCGTGATTTACTATATCAGAACTTTCAGTCGCATAAGCTCGATATGGATATTCTTTAGATACATTATTAAATGCACAAGGTTCAATGGTTAATACAACAAATCCACCTGCATCATTTGGCATATACTTTTCCTTTGGTATTTCTTCTGCTTTAACAATTGTATATGACATAGATAATATTAGTAGTACTATTGATATCACTAATCCAATATTTAATGCTATTCTTATATTTTTTTCCATCTCCTGTATTCCTCTCGTAAGCTAATGAATCCCTTAATCCAATTATCACGTTTTTCAATAAAGATAATTGGTGCACTATTATCTACCGCCATAATAATAACAAGACGACTTACAGGAATTCCTGTAAGTTCTTCAAAGGCAACGGCATAAGCAGAAGTCTGCATAAAGTAACTATGAATATCGTCTCTAAATTTAACTCTCGATGAAGTTTTAAAATCAATCACAGAAAGTTTACCATTATATTCAGCAATACAATCAACTGTACCTGCAACTTGCAAATGATGTGAATATAATGGTTCTTCCAGGGCATGGATATTATCTATGCAATCTAGATGTGGTACTATTGAGTTAAACATTTCTCTATCAAACATACTAGGTTCAGCTTTACCATTTATGAGATAATCTTCACATAATTGATGAATTTGGGTACCACGTTGTGATGCTCGAGATGAAACTCTATTTGCTTCTTCTTCCCCTACTCTCTTACGCCATTCAAGGATACTATCTTTACTAAGCATTCCTGTAACAGTTGTTACTGATGGATACTTTATGATGCCTGTATCATATAATCTAACTCCATCAATTTCAACTCGTTCTAATTTTTTAAACTTATGACCAATAAATGTTTTCATTGTATAAAATTAAATTTCACTCCCGGGTTATTGACTATCATTTTATTCCATCTAGCTCGCCATGCTTCTATACACTTAATGGCACCTTTAGTCTGTGCAGTATTAGCATATTGATGGGTGTTGCTATCCAATGTATTTAAGAACCATGAGTCACACCCATAAATATCTATTTCAGAATATCCTAACTTTAATACAATATCAATTGCCATATGTCCACTAGAATAAAATGGATATTTAGGAGTAACTAGTCCTTCAAAATAATTAATAAACAATTGTCTTTTCTTAATTCCATCTGTATATCTCCATGCATCCACTCCAAAATATATTTTAAACTCAATTAATTCTGGATGGATACTAAGGTACTTAATTATTTCTTTATCTAATATTACAGTAGCATCAACTTTAGTCCATGGAATATTGCATCCTAATACAAAATTATAGTTACTATAATTAGAATTGTATGACTTCCTAGATGGACCATTTCCTAGTATAGCACACTTCATTATGCATTTAATACTTCAATTGCATGATTATAATGTAAAATACGATCTTCTAGGCCAATATAACCACCATTAATTACTTTAGTCATACCTTTAATATCACCTGAATCTGCATATGTATTAAGTTTATTTCTATTCCAAAACCATACCGCAGATAATAATGCTGTTTCTTTATCCTGTGATACCACATCAGGGGCATTTAATACAGTTTCCGGATCATCCAACATATCATTGGCAAAGTGTGTATAATTATCTTTACCTGTTAATTGAATAGGACCACGTCCACGGAATTTATAACCATCACCTGAGGCTTCAGATCCATTTCCCATACGATTACAATATATATGATTAGCAATCTTTTCAGGTTGACGTTCAAATGCTTTAGCAGATGCTTCATCCGGAAAATACTTATGAAAAATGCTATGTAATCCTGCAGCTCCATAATTTAAATTTTCAGATAATATGGTAAATCCTGCAGACTCATGACCACATTGAGATAAAAATGCAGCAACTCTATCTGTTGAATTGATATCATAATCAGGTAAGATAGTATTAATGGCATCTGTCCATTCTTGTGGTTCTTTATTCTTTGGAAATATTTTTGTAAATTGTTCTACGGTTAATTCAAAACTCATTTTTATTCCTTTATTTAGTTTCTGTTAAATCTTCATATATGATTAATGATTATCTTCATATGCTATTTCGGCCATAATCCAATCTTTAACTAATGAACTACGAACAATATCATCTACCGTAAATTCAATACGTGTATGACAATTCATGGTATTAGCAATTTCAAGGAATTTTTTAATTCCAGTCGTATCTGCCTTATTTTTAATAAGATCTGTTTGTCGATAATCACCACAGAATATAATCTTAGAACGATAACCAACCCGCGTCATGACAGTTTGAAGTTCAGAATAATTACAATTTTGCATCTCATCTAGTATGATAATAGCATCATCAAACGACATACCACGAATGAAGGATGTGGATATAAATTCAATTTTACTTTGTTCTTCCAATCTACTCCATGCATCCTTACGACCAAATAGAGTCTCACATATTTGAATATATGGTTGTTTATAGATATCCATCTTATCATCGATATCACCTGGGAGGTGCCCAATATCTCTCGATTGAACCGCAGAACGTACAACTATGATTCTATTAAATGGATTACTTTTATCCAATACTTCTTCTATTGCTTTATAAAGTGCACAAAATGTTTTACCTGTTCCTGCCACCCCATGTAATGCAATAAAATATTCACCAATTTTATAAGCATCAAAGAATTTCTTTTGATTCTCTGTAAGTGGTGAAAATGTTTTTAAGTCATCTAATCTTAACGTCAAATGATTTCCTGTTTTTATTTGTTTTTCCGGTTCAGTTTCGATTAATCTAATTTCTGCTCGAGCTCGGGTTCTGGCCATACGTAACCTTTATATATATTTAGAAATTTTATTGAGTTGACTTCCTGCTGTTTTTTCGTGAATACGTTGTAGAACTTCTTTGAACCCTTGATCGGGCCTTGCTATACCTAAACGAAATGGATCTATCAATGGAGCCATTCCGGTTATTAATGCTTCAATGTTTGGGTTCTCTGCAAGATACTCTGCTTTAGACGCAATACTCATAATCTTTTCAAACACTTCACCTGTATCTTTATTTCTAAAATCATAAGTTGGCATAATAATTCCTTAATTAATACTTTTATTTATCCATGCAGGAATTTCACGTTTTTTCCAAGAGAACATTCTTTGCTTCTCACCATTATAATAATTCTTATAAGATTGGATTGCATCACCAGGTATTTTATATTGATCAGGCATTGCAGGGGTGGGTTCAGTGAATTCACCATAATATGGTATATTCTTTGGTGGTACACATAAAGAATTTAATAACGTGGCACATTTATGGATTTTACCATATCGATATGTATATTCATTTAGTAATGCAACAAACATATCAAATAGCCACAAGTAATTTCTTGCTGATTTTCTTACCCAAACAGCGGATGGATGGTTGATATGAGTAGCAGAGTAGAGAGTAGACTCACGATGGTTAGGAAGAACATATCGGGTTTGTTTTCGACCAGTTTTACTGACCCCAACAAACAAGTTACCATCAAGAACACGATGGGTAGTAGAAAGTAATTGTGCATATTCAAGTATCATCTTTACGCAATGTTTATCGACATGCATTTCTGCACAATTTTTTTGATTGTAATCTAAATAAAAAATATTCATTATTACCTCATAATATGTGGTGTGCCCCGAGGGATTTGAACCCATCTGTCTTCCGGTTATGAGCCGGGTGCTTATACCAGGTTTAAGCTTGAGGCACGGTTAATTTAAAAATTCCTTTTTGTATATCTTGTATTTCTTTACTTTGTATTACTATTAAATTCGGAACAACTGCCCACTTACATACATCTCGGTCTCGTTTAAATCCCTTAACTTCAACAAACATATCAATTTCAGGTAGATAAAAGTCAGGAAAATATAAATGCCACTTATTATTCCAAAAATAATTAAATGGGGTCATTTTTCGTTCCCACTTAATATTAGCAACATCAAACCATTTTGCTACTAGTAATTCCCATTTTCCATGAAATCTTTCACCTTTATAATCTTCAATTTTTACTCGTCCACATACATTATTAGTAGTATATGATTCTGGATTATCTAATACTGCTTGTTTCATTGTTAAACAATGAGCTTTTCGCCTTTCATCAGACCATTTATTCCCAATTGCCAATTCATACTTTCGTATTTTTCCCGATTCGGTAATAGGATTTAATATTCGGTCCGGATTTAATGGACAACGCCTAATATGATTACTATATGCTATTTTAATATTATAATTTTTGTTACAATATATACAATTAGTCGGTTGCCACATTATTCTTTTGCTCTTTTTATCACAAGCATTAATATGCCGGTTATAAGCAAACAATGACACCTCTTTACTGCATATTTCACATTTCTTATTTGTTGTTTTGCCTCGTGGCATATAGTAGTCTCCTACTATTATTTATCAAATTATTAAGTTCACCGCTCTTCCTCTGAGCTACAGGGCCTTTTAAAATGGTGCGGGGTGAGAGAATCGAACTCTCGAATCCAACTTGGAAGGATGGTGTCTTACCATTAAACGAACCACGCATAAACTATTTACTATTTTGGGCTATCCTTGCTTGAGTTTCAGCTTCTACTTTTGCCCAATATTCTGTATCATCTTTCTTTTTCTTTTCCCCAAAGATCCTATCCATACCTTCATCAAACGCTTTAGTTCCTGCTTTAGTTTGAATTAGATCTCCGGTTATATTATTCTTTGCTGCTGCCATATCTTAGTCCCAATCTTGTTAATAACTGCAAGCATCAATCCCACAAATTTCTGTAGTAGCGCCCAAATAATGTGGTGCCTCTTGTAATACGATTGCAGTACGCCATGTACCCTTCTTTATCAAAATTACGGGTATGCTTAGGTCCTTCAACTAGTTTTGAACCACCACCATCTAACTTTTCCCAATTGACATCAGATTCACCTGTCCAAAATTGAGACTCCCAATCGTTATCGGGTAAACACTGTTCAAAAGCCCAAATCATTTCATCAAGAATCCAATCCCAACGCTTGAAGAAGTTGTCATCCGTGTCCCACGCATTTTCTAAAGGAGGAGCAGAAGTACTTTTTAATTCTTCAGGTACATCGTCATCATCTGTGCAAGGAGCACCATGCTTATCATTTTTTAGTTGTTTGAGCATGGGCACAATGATTGAAGCTAATGTTGAATCTGCACTCCACGTATCATATCTGTCTATCTTCACATATTCAATACGAGGATGAATAGTATCCAATGCCTTTAGAACCACTTCACAAATAGGTGACAAAATCTTATTAGCACGAGCAATTAATGGTTCATCATAGTCAATCTCGCGCCAAAAAATAACTTTCTCCATGATGGTATATGGAGAAAGCCAATGATTACGATAATTGCTTAAATATATTTTCATTTATTTATCCTCATGAGTTTCAATTAATTTCTTAACACTCACACTTTCAGAATAATAACCATTTGACTCACCCAACCAACGGATGTCCACATACCCACGAATTGTTGCTAGTTTGTAGAATGTCCATGTAAAGGATTCATCTGGATTGGTTTGACCTGGTTGTAAGTCGCCACTTGTTGCTTCATCAGCCATTAAGATTGGTGTACCAACCAAATCATTCAAATCACCAACAATAGATTCAATATATACAGATTCACAACAATCTTGTTCGTGGTCCATTATGTATGTGTCAGTTGATGTCACAAACTTAATTCCATAATCGTCTTGTGATATCATCTCAAACACTTTACCAACTAACTCTTTAAAATCTACGTACACATAATCTCTCATATCTTACTCCTCAATAGGAAATATCTCTTTAAATTTATTTATCATAATCTCAACTAATTGTGGATTACGATACTCATAGTCGTCTTCAATCTCAAGATTGAATACTTGCTTATAATCATATCCATACATACCACGAACATCTTTGGCTAGTATATTCTGCATCTCATTGATGAACTTAACTTGGTCAGAGTCCATACAAACAATCACATCTGCCCATGTAACCAATGCTTCTGTAACAGGAACTATTGCATATTCTTTGGAAGTTCCAGCACAACGAGTATTAAAATTCCAAGGGCCACTAGAAAGTATATGAGCAGCAGTAGGACTTCGAAGGCAACCTGCTGAACATACGGTAAGCACCTTTTTATGTTTTCCTTGATATGCATTAAATAATACTCCTAATTGGTTTGCTTTAATCATTATATTTCTCCACTTAATAGAACCATTATAACACAAATATGAATTAAAGTACAGTATTAATTTGAGTATCTACTATGCTTTGGTAACTTAGCTTTAAGATATTCCATTTGGTCTCCAATCACATTTCTGTTTTGTAGAATGAAATGCTCCCACCGACAAGGTCTATATGGTAAGTATACTAGTAACATATTAGACTCTTCAGGAGTTCTATTTGCTTTACACATATTACATGATTTACATGCAGTTACTGAGTTAACCCAGTCATTTGAACCACCACGACTTCTTGGATGTACGTGGTCTCTTGTTAAATTCTTAGGGTCAAATTCTTCGGCGCAGTACGCACATAGGTTCTGGTCTCTACGGAATAGAAGATGATTACCATGTGTGTTGATTGTAGCACGGTCGTAACCACGTTTAGTTTCACCTTGAACAGCAACGATGGACTTAATGGTGATTAGTGATTGGGTACCTGTGTTTTGGAACCCACCATGGAATACGTCAAGGTCTTCACCAAGGTCCCACACTACTTTGTTAGTAGCGTAGTAGTGTACCGCTTCTTCTGGAGTTAACCATTTGAACGGATTTCCTGCGATGTCTAAACCTAATACTCTGTAATCTTCCATGATAATTCCAATCTTGAAATCTAGATGTAATATTTATACTGGTGTGGCGCGAGGGATTCGAACCCTCAGAACCCGCTGTTTAAGAACGGTACGGTTGCCAATTACGTCACCGCCACATGGTAGAAAAGGTGGGATTCGAACCCACGATAGGTTGCGTATGAGACAACTGCATTAAACCGCTATGCTACCTTTCTATTCATAAATCTTTCTTTTTATTTTGTCAACTTTCTTTTGGTATACATAATCCTCACCACTTGGGAGTTTACCATCATATACACCATCTACTCCCATTTGGCCCACAAACTCTACTTCACAGATAGGTTGATTTGCTTGCACTTTATCGCTTAACCATTTTGGTTCTACTTTCATAATCTACTCCTTTAAATTCTTGGGTTGCCGTACGAGATTCGAACTCGTGCTACAAGATTCACAGCCTTGGGTGCTTACCGCTACACTAACGACAACATTGGCCTAGTCGGAGAGATTTGAACTCCCATTGTGCAGATTTGGAGGCTGCTGTAATGCCATTATACTACGACTAGATAAAACTTGGAACCCCCTGAGGGAATCAAACCCTCTTACTTCGTTTTGCAGACGAGTGCCTATATCAACTGGCTCAAGGAGCATATTGGTGAACCCTCTCGGTTTCGATCCGAGCTCTCAAGCTTTTCAGACTTGCACCATCACCAGATTGGTCTAAGGTTCATGGTACTCGAGGACAGACTTGAACTGTCGACCTCTCGGTTATCAGCCGAACGCTCTAAACCAACTGAGCTACACGAGTATAAAAATGGTACCCTGTGAGAGATTCGAACTCCCAACCTTTGGCTTCGTAAACCATTGCACTAGTCCATTGTGCTAACAG